GTTTGTTGAGCTGCCGTCCATATATCATCAATTTTATCAATAAATGCAGCCTCATCAAATATTAACAATGATAATGCTTCAGATCTACCAGCATCACCTTTAGAAGATATTGCTTTTATTTGTGATCCATTTGCATATTTAAGTGAAAGTTTATTATCTTCAATCGTTGTTCCTTTTAACCACTTAGGTAAATTTTCATTCATTACTCTTACCTTTGTAACAAGATTTTTTGCCACATCTTGTTTGGTTGCAATTACTAGGCAGTTAAAGTCTGATTTAAATATCATTCGCCATAATGAATAGCCTGCAGTTAAAGTAGATATTCCTAACTGTCTTGATTTCAGAATAATATTATATCTATTATCTTTTAATTCTTCTAATGATTTTTCCTGGAAAGGATATAAGTTAAAATAAATTTTACCTTTTGTTGGATGTTGGATAATGCAATATTTACGCATAAAATGTATAGGGTCATTTGCACATTTTACATATTCATCTTTGATAATCTCTTTGAGCGTTTTCTTTTGCATAGTACATTAATATAAAAAAATTTTTTCGTAAATCCTAATTATTTTTTAGATCTTTTTTCAAATGACCTGCCGCCAAAATAAGCACCAATTACTGTAATAAGAACTAGTTGTAAAAGGTCTGTCCATTTCTCTTCAACCTCAAATGCAATTGTACCTGCATCTATGAATATCATAAGAACAGTACATACTACTAAAAATATAAGTACTAAAGGTC